CATTGACTACCGTTACTGTAGTCACGCCAGCGCCAAACACGCTCCCGACGATGGTGCTGTAAATCGTGCCGCCCGCGTTCGTCGTCTTGACCCTGCGCTGCAATTGGAAAATGGAGGTCTGATCGCCCGGCACCGTGAACGACGTGGCCGAAGCGAAGGTAGGCGTCAGGCCGGAATCGACCCATTCGGATGCGACAACGTTCGATGAGGGGGCGCCTGGGACGTTATCTATTGTGAAGATTGGCGAGGTCGGAGGATTCGTATCGCCTGCGGGAGCGAACACATATTTATAGTTCTGCGTCGCCGATACCCATAATTCGTTAGGGGTTTCTCCGAGCGCATTCAGCAGAATCGGATTTGGATTAGCGGCCGCCCCGCTCGCGTCAGTATAGCTTGGCTGCATCGTTCCAACACTGCCTGCAACGTATGTAAATAAAAGATTGCCCACCGCAGGCAAACCGCTTGCAAGCACGAATTGCGGCTTGACGCCGAATGGACTCGGATTTACGGATGGCAATTTCGCCTCCTATGTTTTAGAATGACGAAGCCGCGACGGTGTTGATTGCACCGCGCGGCCTCTCACCACATCCACAACCTTGGGAGTTGCAGCGATGGCTCGCAAAATTATATCCGCAGAATGCATGCATCATCCCGGCTGCGCCCTGTAAGGAGCAAACATGGACCCTATTTTCATCGGCTGGCTAATCGCGATTCTCATCGTTGCTGCCATACGCTCGCGGCGCGGCAAGTAGCACGCCAGGACCGAGCAAGTTTTCCAAGCGAAGTACCGCCTTTGATTTTACAGGCGGTACGACTGCGCCCATCACATCAAGCGCCTGCTTTCCGCCGATCTGTGCTGCCCAATTCCCCGCCGGCACTTTGATAGCTGCGTCGCCAAACGGCAGCCGCCCTATCAACGCGCTGGATGCGATCCGATCAAGGAGGCCGAAGGCAGCGCTGGCAGTATTGGAATTATTCACAGCGGAACCTTTCGGCTGCACCATTTCATAACTCGATACGCGGCCAAGCGCCTTTAGTTGCGCCACTTCCTCAGGCGTGAAAAATATGCGCAGCTTTGCATCCCCGAACTGTGTCAGCGCGGTGTTGTAACCCGATTGGCTGAAATTGCCTACTTCGTCTTTCGCCGTTCCGATGGCGCCTTTTTTGAGAAAGCCGACGACGCTTTCCTTGACGGCCTGCGCCGCCGCCGGGTCTCTGCGCAATTGGTGCATCAACGCTTCAACGTTCGCAGTCTGCCCCTTGGCCGAACCGGCAATGATGAAGTCCTGCACAAACCGATCAGGATTTGGGCTCTCAAGCGCGGATTCGATAGCGGGGGAGCTTTCGCGCCAGTTACGCAGGCCCCGCGCATATCTGCGTGCCCGGTCGAATGCAGACAATGCCGCCGTTGCCGACTCGTCAGCCGCACCCTGCGCCGCGGCCATCGCACCGGGTTCAACGAGTTGATCGCCGCCCACGGCGCGCCCGACAGCGCGCGGTTGCACCGCCTCAAGCGCATTCCTCACGTACGCAATGGCTGCCCGCGTGTTGCCGTCGCTCGCGGCCCTGCTTGATCTGGAAAGCAGCGTTTTCAGGTTGTCGATTACATCGACGTTGAACGGAACAGGACGCTCCGTACCATCCAACAATTTCGCCTTGCCCGTGCGGATTTCCTCGAGCAGCGACTTGATTTGCTCAGGCAGAAACGCGCCCTTGTTTGACTCGCCGAGCGCGTTGTAAGCCGTCTGGATGAACTGCTCCCGGTCAAGTTCTATCGGCCTGCCAGCGGCGTCGCGCGCCTTGGCGTAGAGGGTTTTCTCGGTCTGTCCCGCCGCCGCATCGCGCGCGGCAATCGCCTTTATTGCGGCATTGCCGGCGGCGCGCGGGTCTTGCGCCATCGCGGTATTTGCGCCTAGATCGTTCAGGTTTTGGATGAACTTGGCATTATTCGCGTTTTGCAGACGCGCGAGTTCCTGCAAATTCTCGTCCTTGCTATTGGCCCCGGCTTTCGCCAAATTGCGCTCCTGCGTGATCTGAACCGGGTCGAGCGTGACCGTTCCGCGCGTCGGCGTGGCTCCTACTACGCCGTAATCGGCGATCCTGCGCACTACTTCCGGGTCTAGCGGCTTGCCGGTATCGAGTGCTTTTTTAACCTCGCTTGCCAATTCGGCGCGAACCATCCCCGGCACATTCGCCACGTCGATCCCGTTCTGGCTCAAAATCTGGTTGAGCGTTACATTGACTTCGGTAATGTTCTGTCGCGGTCTCAAAAGGCTGCCCACGGCGTTTGCAATGGCCCCGTATGCCTTCGTAGCGAGGCCAAGAGCACCTGCGCCAGCCAGCCCGCCGGCTACGGCTGCAATGCCCTGCTCCAGCGGCCCGCCGCCGGCTTCCCTGACCGATCCGCCTGCGCCGCCGGCCGCTACCGCGGAGGCTGCCTGCAATCCTTGGTTTTCGGCCAGGCTGCTGGCCACGCGCTGCGCGATGGGCGAAGTCACGGCCCCTGCGACTGACTTCGCCGCCCCGCCAAGCGTCCCACCGCCGGCCATCAGCCGGGTAATATCTCCTACCGTGCGCTCATTCGGCCCCTGCGGGCTCGGCAGCCCGATCGCGTTCGCGGTTTCCGTGGCGAGTTGGCGCGTTGAACCCGCTTCCGGAAGGCCCGCAGCGCGCAATAGCGGATTGACTACCATGCGTACCGGCTCAGTGACTATCCCGGCAACGTCAGCCGCTCCTTCAAGGCCGTAGCGGGCAGTAAGCCCTATCTGGCGCGGTATCTCGCGCAGCATGCCGCCCGCCCTGACCGCGACAGGTTTCTCCGCATTTGCAAAATTCTGGATCGCAAAAGCTTTTATTTCGTCAGGCGAAGCGGTATCTGGCGCCTCAATTTCGTATGCCTGGCCGTCCGGACTGGTTATGCGGTATTTCGCCATTACTCAATCCGCTTGATAGACCAGCCTGCGCTTCCGGTCGGTTTCTGCGTTGTGCCGAGCGCCGGTCTGATTTCTACTGCCTTCTGCGTAGGACCGGCCTGCAAGCGCAGCGCTTCAAGTTCCGCTTCCCGGTCGAGCCTTTTCTGCGCCCGCACCGCTGCACTGTCTCCGGGCTGCTGAAAATACTGCTTTTCCGCGTTCTGGAATTCGCTTTCAGAAATAGCCGCTCCGGACTCCACCCGCAGCGCGGCATTGACGAAACTGCGCCGCGCTTGTTCCACTTTCTGCTGATTCGGACTCGGCCCGCCGAAGGATTGAGGCAGCGTGTTGACGCCAGCTTCGATCGCTCCGCCGACAAACGGAATGCCGCCTGCCGACTGCTTCAAGATGCCGCGATTATTGACGCCAGCGTCCTCCAGCGCGTTGATGATCGTATTCGCGTTCTGCGCCCGGAATAACATGCCCGCCGCTTTCCCTTGCGCTTCGGTCAGCGGCTTTCCTTTTGTGCCAAGCGGTTCCCCTGCCTGCATAATCGGGCGCGTTTCGCCGGTTGCGCTGTTGACCTGCAATCCTCGCTCCAGATCATTCGTCCAACGTCCTGCTTCGAGGGTCTGCGCCGCGCGCGCATCGGCAAGATTCTGCCCGCGCAGCGTCACGTTTTGACCGGCCAGCGCCGTGGCGGCAGTCAAATCTTGCCCGCGCGCCGTCAAAGTGTGCCCACGCGCAGTTTCCGCTAGCGTAGCCGCCGCCTGCTGCGTCTTGGCGTATTCGGGGCTCATATGCTGCTTCCATAGCTCGAATGTGGCCGCGTCCTGCGGAATGCGTGCCAAGTGTTCGTCAAGCCCACCATTCATTTTCAGTTGCGGCCCAAGCAGCGGGTGATTAAAGCCGGCCGTAATCAACTGCGCCGCTTCCTGCGGATTAGCGACTATAGCGAAGGCGTCACGGTATAGTTTGTCCGCCTTGGCGAGCGTTTCCTGCTGATAATTTGGAACTTGCGCCTTGTTTTTTTCAATTTCCGACTGTTTGAAGGCGTTATCGAGCATCAACTTGTCGATTGCCTGCACTTCCTTGTATTGCCCACCTTTCGCAAGCAATGCCCGCAGCGTGCCAAGATCGCCGCCGGATTGCGTATAGGCAGCGCGGGTTGCGGCATCGTCGGAGAGCCCCTGTTGAGCGCTTTGAAGCTGAATGCCCTGCAAATCCTGCTGCCCGAGCAGCGTTTTGATCGTCAGCGCCTTCGAATACTGCTCAACTGGGTCGGGAAGAGTCAGTTTCGGTTGCTGTACCGACAAAGGGATAGAACTGTCGAGGCCCATCGAATCACCCGTTCGCAAAAATCTGATTCTGTCGGCCCGCCAAGAGCGCCGCGAGCGTCTGGTTGCTGCTGAAATTGTTCGCCAGCGAGTTGATGTTCCCGGCGGCATTGGTAAAGGCATTCGCCCCGCCGACGATGCCGGCCGCTCGCGCATTGCCCGCGTCCGCAATCGAGCCGGTGATATTGTTCGTCGCCGCCTGCCCTGCCTGCGCTACCTGCCCAACTGCGGTCTGGCCGGCCCCAGAAACCCCGCTCAGCCGGTTGAACGTGTTCCCCTGCGTGGTCTGGAACCGATTAAAGGCGTCATTCGCCTTGGTCGAGCCGTAATCGTTCCCGAACTGCGTCAAAGCCTTCAAGGTCGCGCCAGAATCGTAATTGCCGCCGGCGATCGCCCGCGCATTGATTGCCTTTGTGCCCTGATCCAGCCCAAACTGGAGCCCGGAGTTGTACACCGGGTCCGCGTTCAAGTCCGCCGAGGTGAAAGGCTTTGTCAGCGAGCCCGCGTCCGTCCCGGTATAGCCCGGCGCCGTGCCGAGCAATTGCGACAGGCGCGCATTGGCCGCCGTGCCCGTAGCAAGGAATGGCGCGTTGTTCGCCTGCGTCACGTCGAACTGCCTGCGCTGCTCGGCGATCGCCGCCTGCGCGGCCTGGAGCTGCGCATCGGCTGCCTTGCTGCTGGCGTTGCTCGCGTTCGCGCCGGCCAGAAGGCTCGCTAATGCCCCGCTGGCTGGAATGCCAAGCGTCAGGTAATCGCCCGGCGTGCCAGTGCCGTTGACGATGCGGTTCAGCGCGTCGCCCGCACTGGAAGTGTTCCCGATCCTGATCGGCAAGCCGGTCGAAGGATCGACAGTCGCGCCGGTGCCGTTGAACCCTCCAGGATTGAGCGCCTGGCCGTCGGCCTCTGCCGCCTGGCTCTGCGGCGTGGTCGCGCCGGCGTTGTTGGCGGCATCGGCCGCGGTGGCGTCCGCCGGATTGCTGAATGGATTGCCGAAAGCGTCGAACGATTGGCCGGATTCGTTGCTGCCGGCACTTCCGAGCAACGCCTTTGCCGCCGCGCCAGCGCTGGCGAGCTGCGCCGCTTGATTGAAGCCCGGCGGCAGTTGAAAGCCGGGTGTAGGCGTGCCCGGCGGAGCAACGGGCGCAGGAGCCACTGGCGCGACGCTCGGAACAGCCGCCGGCGCCAAACCAGCAACAGCGGCGCCAGTACCACCCGCGAGAAGTGCCTGAAGCGCAGGGGAGAGTGCAGGAGCACCCATTGCGCCGGCAGTGGCCAGCGACCCTGGAATGAGAGACTGCCCCGCCGCGTTCCCGACCGCCGCCTCTAGCGCCCCGCCAAGCGAAGTTGAGCCAGGTATGACCGAGAACCCGCCGGCCGCGCCTTGTGCCGCTGTGGCGCCAGCGCCCGTGGTCAAACCGGATGGAACGAAGCCCGTGGCAGGCCCGAGCACCGCCTCGCTGGTCGATGCAGCGGCCGGGGCAGCAGCCGCCGGTGCAAACGCGCCCAACGCGGCACCGCCTGCCGCCGGCAGTCCGACACCTATCCCAATGCCCTTGATCGCCTCGGCCAGCCCAGACTTCGCGCCGGAAGGCGCTTGATAGTCGAGCGCCTGCTGGCCCTGCTGCGCCAACTGCGCGCCTTGCGGGGTAGCTGCAAAGCTCTGGTACGCTTGCTGCAACTTCGGGTCGGTCGAGCTAATCAGCTTGAAGATGGTCGCAGGGGTGTTCCCTGCGCTAGCGATGCCGCCGCTACGCTGGTACTGCTGCGTGGTCAGATCGTTGATCTTTTTCAGTGTCGCAGCGTCCGGAACATAGCCCGGCCCGGCCGCGCCCTGAATCATCTGCACAAGTTGCGCGATGCGCGGGTCGTTCGTCGGCGTGTTCTTCGATGGGTCGTATCCTGTTACCGTGCCGTCGGCGTCGTAAGTGTAGCCCGGCGAGTACCCCACGCCGTAGATGTTCTTTGCGAGCAGGCTTGCAAGATCAGGCTGCGCCCCTGGCAGAATCAGTCCGCCCATCGTCGCCGAGGGCGTCGGATTGGTCAGTGCGCTAAACGTGTTTGCAGCCATCAAACGATGCTCCCTGTCGCATCAACCCATCCGGCCGGCGTCCACCAAATCGGCTTACCGTGCGCGCCAAGAGATTTATCGAAAAAAAAGCGACCAGTCCATGTCAACTTGACCGGCCGCTGCGCCGTAGTCCCACTCTGCACCATGGCATTGCAGATCATAAATACCGCGCCAAACCAATTGCGCCACGATGGATTGACCGCGAGCATGGAACCGTCATCGTCCAATCGATCGACCGGAGTTTCTGGGGGCGCATTGATTAGCGCGGCCATCAGTCGCTTTCCGGGTTGAGCGTCGCGCTGACGACGACGAACGGACAAGGGTCAGTCACCGTCAGTTTGAAAACGAAACTGCGTGCCGTCCCAAGCCTGCGCCACTCCACGCGCGTGCGAAACTGCCCGATCGCGCCCATCGTCTTCCACATCTGCGCGCCCCAGGTTTTGCCGTTGTCGCGCGATACGGATAGGCCAATCTGCGGATTCGACCCCTGCCCCGTTGCCGTGCCGCTGCCGACTTCCATATCGATTCGCAAACAATCGGCTTGCAGGTACTCCAAGCCCGGATTCGCTACCGTCTCGCTGACGACCTCGCGCTCAATCGACGCGCCGTTGTCGGTGAGTGCGTTGCAATCGAGCCGATGCAGACGCCCGGTCGAGAAATCGCCAACGATCTGCTGGCCAAGCAGCGTGAAGCCGAATTCTGCCAGATGCCGCGCAATGCCGAAGCTCTTGACCTTCGACCATTGCCCCGGATTCTGCGAGCCGTCGTAGAGCCACGATGCCGGCACGCTCGGGAAGTTGATCTGGTACATCGGGTGCCCGTTGCACATGTAGGACAGTGCGCTGGCGTCCGTCGTCACGGCGTACTGGTTGATGACGAAATCCATATCCTGAGACGAGATTTTTTCAGGCAGATAACCGTTCATCTTTCCGATCATGACTTGGCCCATTCTGTTTTGGACCAACATACAGAACGTGTTGTCGAAGCGCGCAATGCTGTAGCGCGCGGCGAGACCCCATTCGTTCGCCGTGCCCTGCAACTGCGAGAACGGGAAATCCGCGGTGCCAGAGTTGCCCCAGAATTCCGTGACGAGATAGCCCGGCAGGATCAGTTGCCCGTTGCTCGCGTAGGCGCGCACGATTTGATCCGGGCTCACTTCGGCGTTCGCAAAGTTGAGCGCATCCCACGAAAGGCCGTCGTCAATGTCAGAGACCTGGAAGCGGCTGGAGTCCTGAATGCTGACGACGAAGCGGCGCCCCAGATAGGTGACAGTCGCAGGATTCGCCGGAAAATCAGGGTCCGCAATCTGCGCGAATGCATGCGTCACGGTGTTGTAGATGTAGCCCGCCGTGCCGTCAACGATCATGACCTGCACCGTGTTATGCGACATGCCGACGCGGCCTTGAGTCGTCAGCAGCATGCCGCGCACCGTCGCCACGCCGATATTGTTTACCTCATAGAGGTTGCCCAGATGGACGACGAAGCACACGTCCAATTCCTCGAACGCGATGCCGCCGCGAACAGGCATCGGGCCGAAGTCTGCGAATAGGCGCAGGCCCGGCGTGGAAAAAGCGACAAGGATGCTCTTTTCGCCTTGCGGTCTGGACTCTACCGCTAGGTTTTGGATGCTGTTCGCGGTTACAAAATTCGAGCGCGCGAGTTGGCCTAAGCCTAGAAGCGGGATGCGAGGCACGTTATCCGCTCCTGCCGTTGTACCATCCATACCGCGAGCCAAGCCCGACAATGGCGGGGTCTAATTGAAGCACTCTTGGCCGTCTATTTGCGCGCTTCACGATGCCGAGGGATTCTGCCGCGTGCGCGACTACATCGGGGAAGCTCGTCAACTTCTTACCGAACATTGGTGCGAGACGCAGCGCGAGGTTATAAACGAAGGCGTCGCTGTACCCCGGCGGGAATAAAATCGTAGTCCCGACCGCCGCAACCTGCGTCAGCAGTCGATCAATCGAAAACGTGATCGGAACAATCGCGTCAGGAACCGGCCACAGCGTCACCGATGCGGCCGGGAAATCGTTGATGAAGAGGTAACGAAGCGGGAACTGGCCGGGCTGAGTCTTTACTCCTACCATGTTGTATTCTGCCTGCGACCAAGGCAGGCAGGCAAACGTCGCGCCGTTGATTACGGTATACGCGGGCTCCCAGATGCGCTGCGGACGGTCAGTGTTCCACGTGGAGCCGGGGCCGATGGGATACGTCGCTAGATTGGCGACGCTGTTGAAGGTCTGATTGACCGCGCCGTAGACCGCGAGATTTTGCGCGCTCCAGCTATCCAAAAGCTGGTTGAACTTGCGGAGGCAGTCGGACGTCTCGTCAAAAGTGAGCGTCTGATCCGTGCCGAGGGAACTTGTTAACCCAAGCGCATCCTCGATGTACTGGAGAGCAGTAGCGCTCGGCATCGGAAATCATAGCGCGAGGTTACACGCCGCCTTGATTCGGGAAGAGGCACCAGTCCACAGCGGTCGCCGCGGTCGCATTGGCCGTGCAGAAGATCGTGAACGAACCCGCAGCCGTAACGATTCGCTCCACCCTTAGAGCGGTTCCATCTGCCGCCGCTTGTCCCACGTAGGCGAGCACGCGACTGCTCGGCGTGCATTTGTCTGTCGTGACGACAACGGACGCGGCGCCAATGGGCACTGTCACGCTGCCCGCGTTGTAAGTAGAGGCCACAGCGCCGCCAGTAGCCGGCCCCGCGTTCGTCACCGCGAGCCCTTGCGCAATGAGTGCGGCTTCCGTGTCCGCAGGCAGTTCAACGATGGTGCCGGAAACGTACCCGCCATAGGCCCTGTTAAGCAGAATCATAATGCGTTCCTTTTCGTTGTCAGTTGCCGCTTAGGCGTGGTTCTCGGCTTTTTCCGCCGCGACTCGATCCTTTTCAGCCTTCACATCGGCCGCATGCGCCGCAACCGGATCAATCGCGATCGTCGCAATTGAGCCCGGATTGTGGTGCTTGTCGTCGATCACGGCGTCGATCCATGCGACAAGATCGGTCAGGTGCGCGCCGATTGCGTCGATGTCGCTTTTCGATCCGCGCGCGAGTTGGTTGCGCAGTGAGACGACGTGCGCACGCAACGCGCCGAGTGATTCGGGAACAGTGAGCGGCTTCGGCGCAGGTAGCGGAACGGCCTTGCGCTCGGGCGGCGGCATGCCTGGAGGCTGCGGCGGTGCGACGGAAGCGATTTGCTTTCCGACCAGTTCGGACTCCTTCGACTCGGGCAGAGCGAGCAGCGTTCCCGCTGCGTAGCCGTCGTACTCTTTGAGCAACTTGATTGACATGACGCGAGTCCTTTCGACGGTTACGGGATGGTGAGGTACTTGACGCTGAGCTCGGGATAAGTTGCCGCCCATCCAAATAGAATATCTATCCGCATGTTCGCAATGTCTTGTGCTCCGTCGAAGTATTCGAGGACACGCAAGCGGAAACCTTCGTCAGATACCTGCTTGACTGACATTACCCCGGTCGCGGGAGGCTCGTATAAAGGCACCATCGCCAGCGTAAACGCATCCTGGTGGAACCCGATGTTCGTGCTGTACGCCGTGCTGGCGGCCCCGAGAATCACGAACGGCTGCGCCGTAGTCGGTGAAGCCGTGACATTTTGGAACGGCCCCGAGGTCACGATTGCCGGGCTGATCGGCAACGATACCGCGCCCTGCGCCACGTCCGCCGTAATCACGAAATTGGCGAGCGCACCCGTTGACGTGCGCGACTGCGGGTTGACTGCGAAAACGCCGGGCAGCGTGATCGTGGTGCCGCGCGTGATCGTGCCTGCGCCAGTCGCCGCCACCGTGATCGCTGATCCGACCTGATTCGCGCCGTTGATGTTGGACGCGGTGCCCGCGCCGTTCGTATGCACATCGACGTTCTGATCCATCGCAGGATGAATGCCGAACGAGTCCTGCATGTAACCGGTGCGGTATTGGCCTGAGATTTTCTCGGCCATGTTGAACAGGCCCGCGAATCCCTGAATCATGGCGCCGTTTAGCGCCGGATTCATCACGATGTTGCGGTTGCCGTCTTTGACAGGCGCCGCCATTTCGTCTAGCCGCTGATTGATCGACGTGAGCGCGTTGATTGCGAGCGCCTGCGTCGTCGGCAGTGCGCCGGTCGGATTCAGCGTGTTGAAGGTGGAAAAGTGGGCGAGCTGCAGCCCTTGGCGATCGATCTCGTTTGCAACCGGCGCCATCGCAGCGCGCACCTTTTTCTCGAACTGCGTCAAGCTCAATGTGCGCTCGAACGAGTTGAAGAAAATATCGCAGCCGCCCTGACTGACCGTCAGCGGAATTGTCGTTTCCACCGTGGTCTGGGGCGCCGCGACTCTGCCCGCGCGGTAGGTGTAGCGCGGCGGACGCTTGATGTTGATCGTCGCCCCTGGCGCGTAGCCGCGACTCATGTTCGATGCATATTCGTCCTCATAGTCGCGGTTGACCGCAGCGGCAAAGGACAGCATGTTTTTCAGGACGGCGAGCGCCTCTTTCGCCACCAGAGACGATGTGACAAGAACGTTGGACATCTTGCGATTCCTTCCAGCGACGCCTCGCGGCGGTAGCCTTACTCACGTTTTAGCGCGGAGGTCGCATCCCTGCGATGCCCCGCGCCCCTATTTCATCTTCGCGCCCATCGCGCGCCTTGCTTCGCGCGTAGCGC